TTCGATAGTACTTATTTTCATAGTTACTCCTTTGTTATTATTTATCTTAACACTGTTAAAACTATAATCAACTATAAATATCACCCCAATTAGAGCCAGATTCATAATCAACTTTATTAGGAATAGCTATATCTGCTACAGCATTTTCCATAATATTAATTATTTTTTTAGCTTGATTATCATCTTTAACAGATATGTCTAATTCATCATGTATTTGTATATGAGGAATAATTCCTTCTTTATACAAATCTAACATTGCTTTCTTTGTCATATCAGCCGCAGATCCTTGAATTAATTTATTTAAAGCTTTGTATGTATAAGCTCTTTTAACTCTAGGAACTATTTTTGTTTCATCAGCTTCTGGATATTTTTCTAACCATTGTTTTTTAAATTGTGTTTCTGCTTCTTCTTTTTTATTATAAGAAGGTTTCATAACACCAGCTTTAAACTCATCTATTTCCCATTTATCAAAACGACAACGACGACCTAATAAAGTTGTAATAGAACCATCTTCATCTGCAAGTCTTGAAGTATAATTCATAAGTTCTTTAACAAAAGGAACATTATCGTGATATTGATTAAATAAACTTTCAGCTTCACCTTTAGTAGCTAATCCAAGTTCAGCTTGTAATTTAGCCTTACCCATTCCATAGAATAAACCTAAATTAATTGTTTTAGCCTGTGATCTTGAAATTTTTGCCATATCAGCAACTGTTTGGTGAAAGTCTACAGTATTTTCTTTAAATTTTTCAACAATCTTTACAACAGATTCATCAAAACAAATTGGTTCAGTCTTAGCTGCATAATGCACAACTAATCTTGGTTCTTGTTGTGAATAGTCAAAGCAACCCCATTTATGTCCTTGTTCTGGAATAAACAAACTTCTTATCATAGGTCCTAGTTCCTTGTTCCTCGCTGGAATCTGCTGGAGATTAGGATTAGAATAAGAGAATCTACCTGTAACAGTTCCACCTGCATCAGATCGAATAGGATTAATATCAGCATGTATTCTACCATTATGTTCATAATTAATAATAGTATCTATAAATGTTGTATGAGCCTTGTTTATCTCTCTTGCTTTTGCTATCATTTTAACTACAGGGTGTTGATGCTCTTGTAAAAAATTCTTAGTAAATGATGGTGCATTTGATTTTTCAGTTTTTTCGTAACTCAAACCAAGTTTTTCAAAAACACTTGCAATCGATCGTGCTGCCCATATTTGTGTATCTATTCCTGTTTCTTGTTTTACTTTCATTAACAGGTCTTTTTCTTGTATGGTCAACTGTTGTTTTAATTTCTGTGCTTTTTCTATATCTACTCGAACTCCTTTAAATTTCATGTCTACAAGACAAGGAAATAATTCAGATTCAAGTTTAAATATTTCTTTTAATTTTTGATTTTCTATTTCTTTATTCAATACTTTAAATAATTTTAAAGTTAATTGAGCATCTTTTTCAGCATAATTACCTACATACATTGCTGGTAATTTATACATTTCAGATTTAGGATCTATTCCCCAAGATTGAGCTGCAGCATTTAATTCAGCTTCTCTTTTAGTTTCACCTAAATAATCAAAAGCAACAGAATTTAATGTATACCATAATCTATTTTCATCAATTAAGGATGCCATAACCATAGTATCTATAATTGGTCCATTAATCTTGACGCCCGCTGCTCGAAGCCAGCATACGTCATACATTGCATTATGAAATATTTTTGTATTAGGAGCTGCACATATTTCTTTAATCCAAGACATAACTTTATCTTGATCTAAATTACCACCACCTTCATGCGCTATTGGATAATAGCCTGACCATCCGTCAACCGCTACTGCAATACCTACAATATTACCTATACCTCTTACAGCACCAGAACCTTTCTTTTTTAATTCTGGATCTTTAGTTTCTAAGTCAATAGCCACATGACTATAGCCTTTTAAATTTGGAAAATGTTCTGGACATATCCATTCTTTTTCTGCTTCAAACATAGTTTTTCCTTTAGTTGTTATTATAATCTCTCTCAATTATCATCTCTATATAATGAATTGCTTTTAACAAATCTTCTTTCTTACCTTTTAAATTATGTCTGCATATATACTTAATTGCATTACCTTCTGCAAACAATAATTTGTTCTCATTTATAAATTTAGATGGTTGTATCTTCATTGTTTTATAATGTGATCCACCTACTTGTTTAAAAAATATTTTATTACTCATAGTATTGGATCTCCTACTGTGTAGTAATATTCTGATGTTGGTCTCATAATGTATAAATTTTCCTTTGTTCTGGTTACACCTACAAAAAACAAACGATGTTCAGGATTAGGATTTTTTAATGCTGAATCATAGATAATTTTTTCTAGATCAGTAAATAAAGCAACATTGTCACATTCCTCACCTTTCACACCATGTATTGTAGATATTTTAATTCTTGCATCTTTAAATAAATCTTCGCCATTATTTAATAAAGTTTTAATATATAATTTACTATCTTCAGGAATATTTAATTGTTGCCAATCTCCATCAATTAATAAACCATGATTTAATTTTAATTCATCTAAGTCAACCGTATCAACATTATCTAACGAATCACCACTAGATAAACCTCTTTTGGTATGTTTCATTTTATAATTTAAATATTCATAAATTGATTTAGCTTCTTCGCCTGAAACTGTTGCTCCATTATTTAATCTTATCCAAGTTCTATATGCCTCTAATAATTTATTGGGTAATAAGTCATTGATTTTACTATCAAATCTTATACCTAAAAAAGCAAAATATTCTTTAAGTGGGATTAACATATTATTTGTTCTAGCCAATAACATCCATTTACCTTTATAAAAATCTATATTCCCAATATCTTGATCCCAATAAACATTACCCTCAGCATCTCGTGGCTCCCATTTTTTTTCTAGTCTTGGACTAATATGATCTAATATAGATAAAGCAACTTTATGCACTGTTTTAGGTACTCGTCTTGATTTAATTCTTGAATCAAAATTTCCTTCAAGATTAATAAATACATCTTCGTTTGCACCTTGAAACGTATATATTGTTTGATCGTCATCCCCTGCAATGTACGAACGTTTACATCTTGATTCAATGTAAAAGAACATATCCCATTGCAGAGGATTCAGATCCTGTGCTTCATCGAGAAAAACTACATCGAGGGGAGGACATTTGTTTTTCTCAACAAACTGTTTAATCATATCGGAATACTCAATCATTCCTGTTTGTTTCTTATATGATTCTAAATCGGCTTCAATTTGTTCTGTTAACCAAATATTTACTTGATGATTTAAACCAAGTTGAATACATGCTTCATCTAAATCTATTTTTTTAGCTCTAGCATAATCAATAATTTTCATATGTCTATTTTTATGCTGTGGAAAACCTGATTCTGATATATAAGTTTCAAAAGTCATTTCTCTACATATTCTTGAAAAATTTTGAAAACCTTTCCATTTTTTTCCTTTTAACAACCTATTAGAAGTATCAATTTTAAGTTCTCTTGTTCCCATAGAATGCATAGTACAAATATAAGGAAAATCATAACCAGGAAAAGTATTAAATATCCTTTTTTTTGCTTCTTTAGTGGCAGCATTACTAAAAGTAATATAGGCTATTTTTTTTGTATCAGTCTTTAAATTATTTATTTCATTATTTAAATAATGATTAACTAAATGATATGTCTTACCTGTTCCTGGTGGTCCTGGTATAATTGTTCTCATGATTTAAATGGAGCCTCTTTTATTTCTTCTTTTCTAACAAGTGGTCTATCTAAATATATAGTTTCCATAGTTATTACTCTAAATGATTTCTTTTCTATTTTAGTGTTTTTTTCTTTAGCACCAAATAGTTCTTCTAATTTACGCATAGTTTTTTGATAAGGAAGTGTCCAAGCTTTAGATCTTTGTAAATACTTCCAAAAGTCTTTAAATATAAATTGTGATTTACCATTCTCTGTAAAAGGTAAACCTCTTTTTAAGTCTTCTAATTCTTTACCAGGTGATTTATTAATAAAGTCAGCAAGTAAATCTTTTAATTGATTAACTATTTTAGATGATTCTGGTGCTTCTAATTCATCTAATTCTCCAAATAATTTTATTAATGTTTTTCTCCACACTATTTTACCAACCGGTAACATAGGCTTAGATATTTGATCCATACATTCTATTGAGAATTTTTCTGGGTCATGTAAAGTTGCTTTATCTACTTCAACACTTTTACCATCAATACAAACAAAATAAATAGGTGGATCTGATGGATATTTTTGAATACTTGTAATTTCTGGTGCAGGTACATCATCACCAACACCAAATTCTTTTTTAACACAAGCTATAGAATCACAAAAACTAGCTATAGGTTCTTGTTTACATTTATATCTATATTCTTTTTTATTTAATGAACCTAATAAATCCTCAATTTCTTTATGAACAAGAGGTGGTAACATAAACTTCTCGTTATAAATATACATTTTACTTTGCCAGTTCTCAGGAAATCTTTTCTTTAAATATACACCAATATTGTACATCATATCATTTCTAGTACCTTCTGGTATTCCATCTTTTAATAAAGTAACTAAACAAGGAGGAGCTCCTTTTAATAAATCATTATCATCTTTATTAGCTACAGAAACATTACTTTCAAAATTTAAATGTATTAAATCTTTACCTGTTAAAACTTTTTCATCATGTAGTTTAATAAATTGTTCTAAATTTAATTTATTTCCATTTTCATCTAATGCATATCTAACAGTTTTATCACTTCCAAAATAAGGAATATTTAACCAACTACCTAATTCTTTTTCACCAGGTCTAACATAATCTTGCTTTGGATATATTTCTGATTTGGCATAACCAAGTAAAGCTGCCATCTTTTTTAATTTTTCTCTTACTAAACTTGCAGGTACAAATTCCTTTGTAAATAAATATACATGCGCTCCACCAGATTTTGATTTAATATAAATTAAAGGTAAGTTTTTTTCTTTAATTTTTTTAAGTATTTCTAAATGATCTAAATTGTATATATCTATATCTATACAACCAAATTTACATTTATTACCATCTCTAATTAAAAATATTCCTATTGATGGCTCTATTCCATCTAAATGTCTTTTCCATAATGCATTTGTTACAGGTTCTCTTGCACATAATGATTTTGCTTCTTTTTTTCCTTTTTCAGTTACATTACCATTCATAGTACTATAACCATAAGCTGTTTCCAGCCCAGCAAATATATCTTTAAATCTTTCTAACATTTCCCGCTCTGTTGTTTAGGTGGCATTGCTGCCACCTAATATATTACTTATTTAGAAGCTAGACTTTGATAGAACTGTTTAGCTCTTTCATAGACTGCTTTATCAGTTACTGGACCAACTTTCTGGATATTATATCCATACCATTGATTACCTTTACCTGAATTTAAGATAGTCGATATCTTATAAACATGGCTAAAAGATGGCGGAGTGTAAGGTCCGTTTTTTCCATCTAAAGTAATTGACATCATCATGGAGTTCCATTTTCTACTTATTTTACCTTGAGATGAACTCATAGATATTAAAGCAGATTCAGTAGAGCCATCCTTGTCTAATATTAAAACAAAGTGTTGTCCCACTGTTAAAATGTAATTGCCATTTGGCAGTCTGTCTTTCTTCATTTGGTCTGGTGTTGTTTTAGTCAATATATCAGAATCATCTGGATATATGTTTTCTGGTCTACCTGAACCAGTTCCAAAATCAGACCATTCTTGATATTCAAGTTTATAATGACATGGAATAACCTCTATTCCTGTTGAACCATCATAAACTTTTTTTGTTACCGTGTTTAGTAACATACCAGGTTCTGCACCTTGAACGTAATTTTGATTACGCTTTTGTGCTTCCGCAGATCCATTTTGCAATAGTTTTAAAATAGGTAATGCAAGACTTGATTGCTTTACATTCTCAAAACCAGCACTTGAATCATCTTCAAACAATATTGAAGATGGCAATGGAGCTGCTTTTTTTATCGCTACTTGTTTCTCGTTTCTCGTTTCCATTTTCTATTATCTCCTTGTTATTTTAGTTTGGTTACCCGCAAACGTTTTAAATATATCAGAGGGCATGTCGAGTCCAGCCTCAACACGCTCTCTGACTACAGCCTTGAGTGTCTGGGAGTGAACACCTACTTTCTGGATAGGTTCAAAACCCTGACCTCGTGCAAGGAAGGCATATTGCGCCGCCTTGTTATCTTCGCCCTGACCAAAGGTAACAGTGATATCATTTTTAATAATATCACCTAAGCCATTGTTACGAAGCCATGTAAAAGCCTCTTCCTGTTTTTCAGGAGGAATAGATGCGCTATAAAACGGTTTTACTTCTACCGATTCGCCATCTTTGAGCTTTAATTTCGTTATATGCATTTCATGCATCATCGCAGGAATCTCTACTTGTGAAAGTATACGAGCCTTTTCTTTTAACTTACTAATACTTTCTTCTGCGTTTTGAATCTCATCTTCTAGATCTTTTAGTTCTAGAACCTTATCTGATAAGGATTTTGCTGCATCAATCTGAGTTACAGATTGTACTTGGTCATCTTCAAAGTTTATCATCGACATTAGCTTCTTCTTTCTGATTTAAGTTTATTTCTATTGGATAATATCTTCTTTCCTGTTTATCCCATTTAAGAAGATTATATCGCCCATTAGTATAATCACTTACAATTGAACATGCAAGTCCTATTATTGCAGGATCACCTGTAAGTAATAAATAGTCTGTAGATTTGTAATCTTTTAATAATCTTTTTAATTTAAAGACTACAGGTCCTGAGCTTAAAATTATTTGTGCATTTTCTGGTAATAATACTTTTAGTTTACCAAAATTGGCTGCACCAATAATATTAATCTTAGGCATACCAGCACGACTGCCTGGAACGTCTTGAACTACATATACTATTTTGTCTTCCATATTTCTTGAACAGCTATATACGCTTTTATATATAGCTGTCAAGTCTTACTTTTTAGTAAGCCAATAATGTTCACAGTCGTTATAAGGTAACATTATTTTACTTTGATTTTTTTACCTTCGTGAATTTCTGGGTTTTTAAGTCCTAATTTAATCTTTAAAAGACCGTCAACCATTTCAGCTTCATCTACAATAACATTAGATGCTAATTGAAATTGTTTAACAAATTTTCTAAGTGCTAAATTTTTTTGAACGTATTCAACGTTTTTATCGTCAATTTTACCTTCAACTGTTAAAACACCATCTTTGACTTCAATAAGAATATTTTCTTTATTGTAGCCAGCAAGACCTATTTCTAAACCATATTTTCCTTTTGAATACTTTACTATATTGAAAAAAGGGAATGAAGGTATTTTAGACCAATTATCAAATATATTATCAAATATATCTGCGGTATGTTGTACGAATTGATTATGGAACTCATCCACATTGATAAGACCATTGTTTGGGAATAATGAATTGTAATTCATAATTATCTCCTATTAGTTAGCAAGTTAATTAGGTCTGCCCACATGGCACAACCATAACTAGTATATAAGACTTAATTATTTAATGTCAAGAGGAATTTCAATTAAATCGTGTTCACGATCTAAAAATTTATAAGCTATTTTAGTTGCACCAAAATCTTTTTTAATTTTATTACATATTTTAACAGGATCAAATTCACTGCAAGAATATACATCAAATTGCATTAATCCAGGATTAATTTCGTCCCAGAAGTGCGCTGCTATATGAGATGTTTCTATCACTGCTATTCCTGTTAAACCTTTATTGCCTTTAACATGAGAATATTTAACATGAGGACCAGACATAATTTTCATGCCTATATCTCTTATAAATAAATTTAACCAAACACGGAAAAATGATTCACTTTGGGGAGGCCTCGCAACTTCTGCCC